AGAGATTGTTACAGTACCATCACCGTCATCACTAACAGTTATTTTATTGCTTACACCATTCAACCAATCGGCTAAACTAGATACCGAAGTTAGCTCTTTGGCAGAGTTAGCGTATATTAGCCTGTCAGCTGTTAACCCAGTCAGTGTTAACCCAACAAAAGTAGGACTAGAAGGCGGGTTTAAACTCTGCCTGATATTCCTGAAATATTCGTTCCATTCTCGGCTTATCTGATTGCCTCGTTGAAATGGTGCGTGTATAGGAGGTTCTAAAACAGCCATTACAACCCTTTATTTGCTTTTAAATAAGCTTGAATTATAACCACTTTAACAGGATCTGTAATAGTTAATCTGAAGTTACGACCCCTCGATTTTCCAAGTCTTCTCCAAATAGTTCTGCGGGTATATTCACCTATTTTACCCATATCTGCCAAATGTTCATTAGACCAAGTGTGACCACCATCATCTGACCAGTCCAGACTGACTTGTGGATCATTACCCTGACCTGATTTAAGCCCAACACCAGCCTCAAACTCTACCTCAAGCCGGTGAAAAAAAATATAAGCTCTATCTTCGTCTATAACCTGTGCCGTCCTGATTCTGCGAATAGGTTTTGAATTTTCTGTGTAAGTATTTAAATCATACTCATATATAATTCCATTCTCATAATCGCCTACAAGCTTCTTGTCTCCAAAATTAACGAAACAGTTTCCTCTATGACGGCCCTCTGAAGGGTAAGAAGTTCTTTCGTGCCAATAGCCAGTAGAGATATCGAAAACCCATGTTTTATCAGCCGTAGGAAAGTTTAAAACATAAAATGCATGTCCTTCTTGCGTGTATGAATACGCCGTAGCATCCGAAACGGTAGAATATGTTGAAATTTGATAATCTACCTGCCGTGTAGAAATTACCTTTGGTGTATAACCCTCTGCTGCTATTACCTGTTTATTGTCTGACAACCATAAGGTTATTCCGTTTTGTTTAACAACTGAATGTTTAGCAATACAGCCATACTCAATAAAAACACCGGGAACTCTTGCCCATGAAAAGTCAGCATCTCCTGAATTATAATAAACCTCTGTTGTTTTTTCACCGAATAACCATATTTCTCTATTGCTGGAAAGGCAAGAAACCAGATAGTCTGAATCACCCTCAGCGTTACCATACCTTGTAGCATCCCAGGAAGTAGGATCATCCAAATCAGACTCGTAAAAATTTCCTGTATTGTTTTCTGTTACTATAAACCTACCATCCTGGAATGTAAGCGAACTGGCGGTTGGGAAATCAGTATCAGAAATTGCGGCAAAAGTAGTTCCATCATATGTATAACCATTGCCAGAGTTGTCTAATAGCATTAAATATGTAGCATTATCATTTGTGAAAACTCTACCGCTTGATGTGCTCAGTGTGCCTATGCTTGTAAATGTAGCACCGTTTTCTGTAACACTATATAGCGTATTGCCGATTACAGCATATAAAGTGCCGGCTAATGTTGTTAAAGCTCTTACCTCTGCGCCATCACCTGAGTCTCCATATGTTTTAAGCCCAGGAGTGCCATACATCGCAACAACTGTTTTACCTTCCTGCTGATCAATAACAGGATAAAGGTTAACGGATCTTTGAGCGTTTATGTCCGGGCTTCTTGCTGTATAAGAGCCTCCAAGAAATGGTATAATCATTAGCTTATCTCCAATCCAAAATAACATGATCCAAAATCAACATCGAATCCTTTTAGATTATTCTTGGTTGTAAATGCCTGTTCCTGCACGAAAGGAGAAGGGGCTGTACCAAACTCAGGAGCTATTTTTACGGCAAGATTCCAAATAAGCGCCTCAGCGTATTCAATAGGATAATCCGGGTTGTCACCCTCAGAGTCAAAATCCTCTATAGGAGATCTTAGGGTCATTAAAATGTATTGTTGCACGTCACCAGCAGCAGGCCATATTCTCACCTCAGCGTTAGTCCGCTTAGCGTCATAATAAATCTGGTTAGGAGAGCCAGTATTAGTTTTATTCGCAAGCGCCATGTATTCTAACCTGGGAATAATATCAATAGGGTATTCAGTATCATCTGCTCTGTGTAACCTGGCCTCTACCAGTTCTAAAGGCCTTGATATTTTAGCCGAGTAAGAATATACATGATTATCTACAGCAGCCGCACCAGATAATGCATCTATTAGAGTTATTGGATTAGCTAAAGTTGCGCCTATATTTGTCCATTGCAAGGCTCCAGAGTCTCTTTCTATCCCTATAAAATCACCCACCGTACCAACTTCAATATTACCTGTTCCAGCACCTGAGATAGAAACAATCGTTACTGTTTTCCAAGTGTTAGTTGAGTACACAGTGGTAGTGTCCGGGCCTGTTATAGATTCTGTCTGTGCAGCGCCATCTGCGTTTGTACCTGTTATGCTGAAGGTTACACCTGACTCATCACCATCTGAATAAATTAAAAGCTTACGAGTGGAGGGCATGGTTGCTATGCCGCCTGAAACCAAGGCCCCATCCATGGTAATAGCTCCAGCGCCTGTGGGTGTTACAGCTTCTATTATACCGTCCCTGTTGAAGGTGTCTCCAATATCTGTTATAGCGTCTACCGTTATTGAAGTGGCTGCAGAAGCTGCTGCCGAGGATAGCTCGGTCTTAACAAAAGTTTCAGCACAATGATCGCCTGACGGTCCTAATGTGTAAGTGTTTTCTGCATCTTCCAAAAATAAAGCAGCTTCTATGTTTTTCCATATGCCTATGCTTTCATTCTGCCAAGACTTAATCATTAAATTCAAAGCTAAAGCAGAGTCGGTAATATCATTCGCATCTGGAGTTTCACCTGGGGCATAAGCAACAATCTTTCTCAAAGCTGATTTAATAATATCGTTTCTGGATACTGAAAAATCTGTTGATCCACTTGTACTCATGTTATCTCCTTATACGATACTGAATTCATTGTGGCTTTTAAATCATCGCTGGATATCTGAATGTCTGTATAGGAACTTCCGGTGATTATAACCAAGTTGTACGTGCAAGGGCCATTCAAAAGCCGTGTAAAATATTTGTCTGTATCATAATAGACCCGCATAGATCCCGATGTATAAGACGTGAAATCTATTTGAACCTGATAAGATGTAGAGGCTGAAAGCTTAGAGGCTTGCTTTATAAAATTATAACTGTCACAAGCCCATATACACGTACTTGAGGAAAAGGTTAAATCATCGGAAGCCCCTATGGTCCATCCAGCCTGACCACTTGCAAAATCACTATTGGCTGTTAATTCAGCTCCTGTATCATTAAATTGATTTGTTTGCGGAGGCCTTGGTACAGCAACTCTTTGCTTGTCTTTTTTACTTTTGACAAAATCTTGAGGATGCCTTGGTTCCCAACAGCTCTTACATACAAAAAGGTTATCCCATGTTTTACGACATTGCGAAGCTTTAAAATTATAACCACAACGATCACACTCTACATTCCAGTCACCCTTTTTGTAATAAGTGCTGTATGGCATATTAAACCTTTAGTTTAAGACAAATAGTAATATCATAAGAGTCATTAGCAGCTGCGCCAACAGTAGTAAGCTGTATATCACCTGTTCTATCACCAGCCTCAGAAGCGTCTGGCTTACCACCTGTTTTAGTCCAGTCAAGTTCACCAGAACCTGTCAGGCGAGCTATAACTGAATTAGGAGATCTATCCCACTCTAACAAAACAGACCAACCTTCAGAAACACTATACTGAATCCACTCGACAGCTGTTCTTGTTGGTACTCTGCCATCTGTTGTTCGAAGTTCTGATATGTCTATCTTTTGCACATCAGTCTCACCGGTACCATCCGAAACGCCCCTTAATTGGGCTATAACCCTTCTCCATCCACCAGACTCTGGAGGGTTAAGATCCCAATTAGGAGGATATAAATATTCTACTGATACTGTATCAGCCATGAGTCACCTACCTTTCTGTAGCTGCAAAAATATAATCTACTGTCATGGTATTGGCAACACCCTCCCCTGTAAGCATACCAAACGAAACTGCCATATATTCATCGTCTGGTATTGATCCACCCTGTAATGTGCCAGCTAAAACATCATTAAAATATAAGCTGTAGGTATCAACACCATCCCAATAAAATCCAACAGTTGCGTCTGTTGCGTCTACCAGTGTTCCTATGTTTGTTACAGAGGAAGCAACGCTGTCTTTGGTAGAATAGAAATTAACAGTTGCCGAGCCATCTACCGAGATAAAATACGCTCCGTCTGTTGGTGCAGAGGCTATTAAAGACGTATCAGCAATAGCTATCCCGCAAACAAAATCTGTCTGGTCAACATCAGCGCCTTGAAATTTACACTTAAACCAAGCTTTCTTACCTGCCTGGATCCTAAAAACTTCTGAATCATTAGTTCCATCGTCATGAGATGCTTGAAGCTGCACACCATCATTCTCAGCTGTGTCAGCAGTTAGTACTACAGCACCACCAACATATGTATCGCTCATTGCAACAGTTGAACTGTTTACAGCCGTAACAACCCAGTCAGCTGCTCTGTATTTTTGGAAATCATCAAAAAACGTAATGACCTTTGTTGGATCTGTATCTACAAAAGCCCCTAAAGTTGTACCATTCTTAACATTCGTTACTCCATTTGTGAATCGCCTTGGTGAACTCATTGTTTCTCCTTTCAGAAACGCTTATTTCTAAGCGGTCATTTGACCGTTTCCATAAGAAGCTCCTAAATGCTGCAAGTTTAAATTATAGGGTTCATCGAACCCCAACCAGTATAACAACTCTTCTAAAAATTCGATTTCATTCAATTCTTCTGTATGCATTGTCATTATTTTATCACGATTTTTCAACAACGCAATTTCTTCTAACCTTCTATACCGTTTAATGCTATGAACAATAGCATCCTTATTAGCTTTATCTGAATCGTGAGGCCAGCCAAACCATGTATCCATATATCCTTCAGGCATATGAGCTGTGTTTTTATAAAACGATTCTATCACATCTTCATCGTTCCTATATATATTAATAAACTTAGCATTATATTCTTTAGATAAAAAAGTTACATAATGAATCCATGCAAACCCAACATCACCGACAAACTTTGAGTTTCTGCCTATTATATTAGCTATCGTTTCGGCAGGGTTTCCAGCCGTAGGAAACCAACTACCACTTTGTTCGTGGGTAATATTGCTGTCTTGCTGTTGGTTTAAGAACGATGCGAGAGATTTAGTCCCGCACCGTCCAGTACCATAGCCAATAATAAGATTAGGCAATGACATCAATTAATGCTCCACCTGAAGCGTCAGGAATATAGTTGTTAACACAGCTTTCAGAACTTTCATCTGTTGTGATTGCATTGTCTGAGCATCCAGGGAAATAATTAGTTCTAATACAACCAAGAATTTCATTGTCTGTCATAGCTGATGCAAATTTAATTCCTACAGAATCCCCACCACCATCTTTTGCGCCAATAAAATCATTATTGCGTATAGTCATCGCATATGATTTCCCGGATGTACCAGGATCACCAAAACTAATCCCAACAGCATCACCATCAGCAGACTCCAGAACAAATATATTATCTTCAATAAGAGCATCAGGTATGCCACCAACACCGACAACAATGTACTCAGCTTCTGTTGTGGTTGCGTCACCACCAATAAATCTACAATTTTTAACAACCAAACCAGTTGTGGCATTAGTTGCGTCATCAATCGCCAACGCTCTCATAATTGCGGTGGCATGATCAACAGAGTTAAGATTAAACCAACAATCTTTAAATACCAGACCATTAACTGCTGTGGTTTGAGCAATATCAAACAAATCAACTGCCGTAGTCCCACCGGCTACAAGCAAGAATTCAATGCCATGAAACCCTACACCGTCAACATCAATGGTTACCATCGCGGCAAGATCATCAGCATCTGCTGTTATAATTGTGCTTGGTTTTCCCCCCATCGGAGGGATTGCCGCTATAAAGTTCATATCGGCCAATGGAATCATAGCGCCATCTGTGCCTGTATCAATAGTATGAGTTCCAGGGCTAAGAATAACATTATCACCAGCCGCTGCGACATCAAGAGCCTGTTGAATGGTTGCAAAAGGTCTTTTTGTTGAAGTTCCTTTATTACCGTCACTTCCACCCGAAGTTGCCACAAACCAGTTATTACCAAAAGGATTTCCTGTTTGTGGAAGAGGCACACCCATACTGGATATGCCGTTTGAAAAATTTGTTAAACCCATAATATACCACCTTTCTTTTAGGCATTGAGGGGGATGGTTAGTCCCCCTCAACAGTATTTTAATTAAGCGCCCGGAGAACCGTAAAGGCCTCTTGGGTCTGTCCAGCCAAAAGAATAACGCTCATACTTTTTAGCCTTAGCGTTTCCTGTATCGAAATCATTATCCTGCTCAAAGTCCTTGATTTTACGATCATAACATATCATTCCACGAGGAGCGTTTGTTCTGACAAAAAAAGCATCCGTATCTGTCAGATAATGATTGAGTTTAATACCTTCAGGTAGCGCGTTAGTAGCCTTCAGTACGTTCTGTGCATTATTAGCTGTATCGTTCTGAAGAGTTGATTTCAAAATACGATTAGCTTCATACCACAAATCAGGCGGTACAATAAGGCACTTAGGCATAAGGCTGATTTTAAGTCCTTTAGAATTGGTGGCTTTCATGATCTGAATCAATAAATCTTCAAGAGAAGCCTCGGACAAATCAGCAGCTGTTGCCAGCTCATTAGACCATGTGCCAGCAATCCCTACGTGAGTGGTAGCCAAAAGCTCAACACCGTCACCACCAACATAAGAACTGTTAAAAGCCCTATTGTAAATATTAGCGGCTACAGTTTCTTTAGTTTGTCTCAGAGAAAATGCAAGCGCCTGAGAACGAGTCTTAGAAACTTTTTCATAAAGATTATCATCAATTTCTTCTTCTGTAACAATATATCCGTATGCGTAAGCTATATGAACATAGCGTGCTACATAACCCTGAGTTTCAGAGTCGTATGCCACAGAATGACCTTCGTTTTTACGTGGAGCCAAACCAAACCCTGTCACCTCAACATCTTCCTCATAGTTCTGATTTGAGAAATCCATATCGAATAAATCAGTGTATTCAATTTTATGCTCATCATAAAAACGTCCAAACCATGCTTTAACCCCAGGCCATAGAGCTTTTGGATGGTTACTAGTTCCAATAACTGGCATTTTTTACCCCCTTTCTCTATATGCCTGTAGCATATCGTTGTGTATGTAAGTTAATAATAAACTCAAATATTGCATAATTGGCTGTCGTATCAGCTGAAGAAATAGGGTTATTAGCCTGATCATGCAATCTGAGGATTTTTACCTGTAAAGTGTTAGTTGTGTTAGCTGCTGAACTGTCCAGCTGCCAGCTTGAAAGACCTGTCACTGTAGAACCACCAGACCCTGCAACAATATTAGTGTTAAGTCCAATATCAGTTACCAGAATACTTTGAGAACCTGCTGAGTCTTCCTGGCCAATAAAAACCAAGTCTGGATCGTCAGCGACCATAACCACCCTTGCCGTTGAAGCTACACCATACTGCTTAGATAGATCATCCCTGTTAGGCCCAACGCCAACAACAACACCGGTAATGTAATTACCAGCTCCGGTTGTTGCGACGTTAATTTCCTGTAAAGCACCAATCTGATGACCTTCAGGGGATGCTGTATCATTAGCTCCAGCTGCTACTGTAACAACAGGATCACCAACGTAAATCGCTGTTGCGTAATCGCTTGGAGCATAATACGGTGTGCAAGCACCATTGTATGGCGCACCATTTTTGTATCTTATAGGTTTAAAACCAAAAGGTGCGCTTGTACCGTTAGACATTTATTCCTCCTATCGACGGAACGCATTATGTACCTTTATTCCTTCTTTAGGCACATAACCATTACCGCCTAGTTTATCGTTTTCACCTCTGTAAATTGCCGATTCTTTGTCATCTATCTCGTCCTGCTTCGCCTTTTGATCTTCATCATATAAGACTTTTTCTATCTCCATTAGATATGCGTACATTGCTGATCCGTCTTCCTTAGTGCCAGCAATAACCTTTCTCACACTTTCACCTTCACTCTGTACTTTCTCGTATCCTCTTGCCATCATCTTTTGTATTCTATCTCTTGTATCATTGACCCACCTACGTTCCATACCAAGCCTTCCTTCTGCCTCTAATCTGAAGTTAGGTGAGCCAAATTGTTTCCTTGCTTTACGCTTATCAGCTGCTTTTTTATTAATTTCATCTAAAACATCTTTATCTTTTTTCATACACCCACGCATGGCCGCATCGGTTTTATATTCAGTACCGCAAATATCACATGTATACATTATTCCCCCCAATCATATTCTTGCAAATATTGTTCTTTTGTAAAGTTAGGTATTAGTTTCACATATCGTTTACAAGCCTCCTGAGCGTCCTGAGGAAGATCGTTAAATGTTTTACCTTTTTTTGAAACTTCCTTATTTTCACCAACAGAAGCCTCTCGCTGACGTTTTTTATTCTCAAACTTGCCAGGATATTGTCTCATGACCGAATTTGTTATGTCATCATATAAGGCTCTATCCGAGTCATACTGTTTAG